ATACATGTTAAATGTACTTGATGATGAAGGTGTTAGACTTGCTGACCCTAAACTTAAACTTATGGGTATTGAGGCAGTTAAATCATCTACACCACAAGTTTGTCGTGGTAAAATTAAAGAAGCTATCAAACTTATTATGTCAAAAGAACAAACAGATTTACATAAGTTTATTGCTGACTTTAGACAAGAGTTTATAGAATTAGAACCAGAACAAATTGCCTTTCCTAGAAGTTGTAATAACTTAAAGAAATATCGTAGTGCAGCTGGCATATTCATTAAAGGTACACCAATTCACGTTAAAGGTGCGTTGATATATAATCATCAAATAAAACAATTTAAATTACAGAATAAATATCCTTATATACAAGAAGGTGATAAGATTAAATTTCTTAAATTAAAAGAAGCCAATCCATTTAAGTTTGATGTAATAAGTTATATTAGTACATTACCTAAAGAATTTAAATTAAAACAATACGTTGACTATGAGATACAATTTCAAAAGACTTTCTTAGACCCTATGAGATTTATCTTAGACGCAATAAATTGGAAAGCAGAACCACAAGCAAGTTTAGAGGAGTTTTTCGGATGAAAAAGTTAAAAGATAGTGTAAGTGATTTTTTTAAATGGGTAAAAGGTACAGAGTTAGTTGAACTTGATGATATAGATGTTACTGAGGATCCAGTTAGACCTGAATTAACTTTAGGTTTTAGAATTACACATGATAGAAAAATCTTTGGTTTAAAATATGAAAATGAAATAGAGGCAATTATTTGTGTTGCATTTTGTCCTGAAGTACCATATACTGTTAGAGAACTGGATTATATGTCCAGAGTAAAAGATGGCAACATAGCTGTTGCATATACAGTATGGTCTAGGAAACGTGGTGCAGGTAGAGAAATCGTACAAAAGTTAGGCGAATGGTGTAAAAAAAATCATTGTACTAGATTGGTTACATTATCACCACTTACACCAATGGCGACACACTTTCATATTAAGAACGGTGCAAAACAAGTACACATAAATGATGAAACACAAAACTTTGAATACAAACTTTCCAACTAAACAATATGGAGTTATCTATGCAGACCCTCCGTGGCATTTTAAAACGAGGTCAGATAAAGGAAAGGATAGAAGTCCTGAAAAACACTATCCTTGCCTTAGCATTGCTGACATTTGTAATTTACCTGTTAGGTCTATTACTACGGACAATGCAGTCCTTTTAATGTGGGTTGTTGACCCTCTATTAGACCAGGCGTTTAAAGTTATAGACGCCTGGGGTTTTAAATATAAAACAGTTGGTTTTACTTGGGCTAAGACTAATAAAAGATCATTAGGATTTTTTACAGGTCTAGGTTACTGGACAAGAGGTAATCCAGAAATGTGTTTACTTGCAACAAAGGGAAGACCTAAACGAATCGGAAAAGACGTGGCTCAATTAATTGTATCAGAAAGAACCAGACACTCAGAAAAACCACTTATACATAAACGTATAGAAAGGCTGGTGGATGGGCCTTACATGGAGATGTTTGCCAGGCAACGGCCTTACCCGAATTGGGATTATTGGGGTAATGAAGTATGAGTCTATGTATAGCATTGACTTTATCAGCCATGTGTGTTATAATACCAGCCTTATTATTATGGAAAATGAATGACGAAGACCCTAAGTAAATTAAATAGAGAAGACGCTTTATACTGTTCTGGTATATTCAACGACTATTTTGGTCAGTTTGATAGAGTAGATCAATATATGAAAGATCAAAAGTTGGCACAGTTGGAAGATACTGTATCAGCTTCACTACCAGGCATGGGACCTGAAGAAGATATCTTTAATGATTTTTCTATATCACCTGAAGATATGAAATTTGAGGTGTATGAGCCAGGAGATATTAGTCAGTATATTACTCTTTTAAATATGACTTCTAGTCATACAAACATGGCAAGTATTCCTGGTAAAGAATTAAAACTATTAGTAAAAGAAACAACTACAGGTAAGATTATGGGTTTTATTCGTTTTGGTTCTCCTGTAATTAATTCAGCACCAAGAAATCAAGTATTAGGTCAAGTACCAGATTTAAAACAATTTAATAAAACTTCTATTATGGGTTTTACAATTGTACCTACACAACCATTTGGTTATAATTATCTTGGTGGTAAATTGTTAGCTGCCATTTGTTGTTCTCATCATGTAAGAGAAATACTAAACAAAAAGTATAATATGAATTTGTGTATGTTTGAAACAACAAGTTTATATGGTTCTAGTAAATCATCTAGTCAATATGATGGTATGAAACCTTATCTAAGATTTAAAGGTGTAACAGATAGTAAATTTATTCCTTTAATGCACGGTCAACCTTATAGAGATTTAAATAACTATGTTGAAGAACGAGTTGGTCATTTAGTACCACCTGGTGCTTCAAGTAGAAAACTAAAAATGACAACAGCTGTTATTGGTTTATTAAAAAGATCACTTGAAGGAGATGATCTAGTAAAATTTAAACAGACAATTACAAATGCTTTAGCATTAACAGAAAGAAAAAGATTTTATGTATCAAACTATGGTGTAGAAAACTATATTGATATTGTAAATGGTAAAACAGATACAATTAAAAAGGCAGAGAATTGGGATAGATTTGAATTAGAAAATGTTATTACATGGTGGAAGAAACTTGCAACAAAAAGATTTAATAATTTAAAACAAGACGGAAGACTTAGAAGTGAATTAGAAATATGGTCTAAAGAAGCTTCGATAGATATTATAAGATAAATATGAATATGGCTGTATCAGAAAACGATTATAACCTATATAAAGAGTATTGGGACTATCAAAGAAAAAAAGAATACAATAAAGAAAAGGTATTCTATATGGCAGAAAAATTTGATGGTAAAATGGTTACAGATTTTGGTGTTGTACCATTTGAAGAACTAAAACAAATGATGTGGTCTAAGATTAATCCAAAAGATTATGATGAGCCACCAAGAGGTTATGTACCAGAAAACGAAGATTATAGACTATGGAATGAGGATTATAAGAATGCCTTTGATTGGAAAAAAGTTTTGGATGCAACCTTTCCAGGAGCTTGACAAAAATGACAAATAATGATATAGTAATAGATATACAAAAGGAGTATAATTGAATATGAGCAATTTTTTAAAAGATATAATAAAAGAAACAGGAAATGAATACGCTACGCTAGTAAGTGAGGGTGTTGATAGTGCAGATGTAACATCATTTGTTGATACAGGTTCTTATTCATTTAACGCTTTATTATCTGGTAGTATTTTCGGTGGTATGCCAGGAAACAAAATCACAGCAATCGCCGGTGAAGCTGCAACAGGTAAAACATTCTTTGCATTAGGTATATGTAAATCATTTTTAGAAAAACATCCAGAAGCTGGTGTTATTTACTTTGAATCAGAAAGTGCAATATCTAAAGACATGATTGAGAGTAGAGGTGTTGACGCAAGCAGAATGGTAATTGTACCAGTTGCTACAGTACAAGAATTTAGAAGTCAATCAATTAAAATTATTGACAAATACTTAGAACAACCAGAGTCAGATAGAAAACCTTTGATGTTTGTATTAGATAGTTTAGGTATGTTATCTACTACAAAAGAAATGGAAGATACAGCTGCTGGTAAAGAAACAAGAGATATGACTAGATCACAAATAGTCAAATCTACTTTCAGAGTTTTAACTTTAAAATTAGGTAAAGCAAATATACCTATGATAATGACTAATCATACTTACGATGTGATTGGTTCTATGTTTCCACAAAAAGAAATGGGTGGTGGTTCAGGTTTGAAATACGCCGCTTCATCAATCATCTACCTAGGTAAACGTAAAGAAAAAGACGGTACCGAAGTAGTTGGTAATATTATACATTGTAAAAATTATAAATCACGTTTAACAAAAGAAAATTCTCAAATTGATGTAAGACTAACTTATAAAACAGGACTAGATAGATATTATGGTCTTTTAGATTTAGCTGAAGAAGCTGGTATCTTTAAGAAAGTATCTACAAGGTTTGAAATGCCTGATGGCACAAAAGTTTTTGGTAAGTCAATCAACACAGAGCCTGAGAAATATTTTACAGATGAGGTATTAACAAAGATTGATGAGTATGCAAAAAGAAAATTCTCCTACGGATCAGACGAAGAATAAACGATACGTTTTTGCTCAAAGACAGGAAGATGATTTTACCTGTATAAAACTTACTGAGGGCATTTACGAGGGTATTATTTACAAGTACGATAAGGTTTCTTTCGAAGAGAAGCCGTTAGATAGTGGTGATATACCATTACGATTTACTTACGACATAATGGCAAATCCAAATAAAGAAGAAATTGAATCAGAGGATTTTAGAAATTATATTGGTGACATTTTAGTTGAGATTGTAAATCAACAATTAGAAGAGGGAAAGATAACAATTAATGAGTAACTTTATAAAAACTTATGATGAGGTGCTATCAAAAGAACAATGTAAACACCTTATAGATAAGTTTGAAGACAGTAGAGTACAATGGCAGAAAACTGAGTTAGATGGTCATAGATCATTTACTGAGATTAATATCAATCTACATGAAGATTGGCAAGAGTATGTTACTATATTATACAAAGCATTAAGTGGCTATATTGAAAAATATGCCAAACATTTTAATATTACAAATAACTGGCCTGAAAAATATGGTTGGGAACAGATTAGGTTTAAAAAATACGAAGTCAATGACAGAGATGAATTTAAAGAACACGTTGATGTTATGGACTATGCAAGTGCAAAAAGATTTTTGGTTTTCTTCTTATATCTAAACGATAACGATGGTGGCTTGACTTCCTTCTCAGAGTATGATATAGCTGTTAAACCAAGAGCAGGTAGAATGTTAATGTTTCCACCTATGTGGACACACAAACATACTGCCCATAAACCAATACAAGAACCAAAATATATTATAGGAAGTTATTTGCATTATGTCTGAAAAAATTGAACACACCATATTAAGAAATTTATTTTGTAACGAAGAATATACTAGAAAAGTTATTCCGTTTATAAAACCAGAATACTTTGTTAAAAGAGAAGAACAGCTTTTATACCAAGAAGTATTTAACTTCATAGAGAACTATAAAAATCCTCCAACAAAAGAAACTATAACTATCGAGTTAGGCAAAAGAAGAGATTTAACCGAAGAAGAGTTAAGAGGTGTTAAAGATATTGTCAATCTATTAAATGATGATAGAGTTGACCAACAATGGCTATTAGATACTACAGAAAAATGGTGTAAAGATCGTGCTGTTCACAATGCAGTTATTGATGGTATTAAAATATTAGATAACAAAGATAAGAAAAGAACACCTGAATCTATTCCAACTATCTTATCAGACGCCTTAGCTGTTAGTTTTGACAATCATATAGGGCATGATTATATTGCAGACGCTAATAAACGATTTGATTGGTATCACACTAAAGAGAAAAAGTTTCAATTTGATTTAGATTATTTTAATCGTATTACAAAAGGTGGTGTACCAAGTAAAACACTTAACATTGCTCTTGCAGGTACAGGTGTTGGTAAGTCCTTGTTTAT